ACAAGATCAAGTCAAAATATTTAGAGATTTATTGCGCTATATTCAAGACGAAATTGGACAAGAATACCCTAACAGTATCTACTGGAGTTGTGAAAACAACACTGTGGGCGAAGCGGCTCTAGTAGTGATTAAGGATTTAGGAGAAGAAAACTTCCCCGGATTATTTGTAAGTGAACCGGTGAGAAAAGGGCATGTACGTAAATTCCGTAAAGGATTTAACACTACATTTGGTAATAAAATATCAGCATGCGCCAGAGTAAAGTTCTTAATTGAGGAAGATAAGATGAAAATTCACAGTCGTCCTTTACTCAGTGAGCTTAAAAGTTTTATTGCGGCAGGCACCAGTTTTAAAGCAAAAACAGGACAGCATGATGACTTAGTTTCTGCGTTATTGCTAGTTGTACGCATGAGTGTAGTACTAGCAGAGTGGGATCCTAGAGTGTTTGAAACTCTCAGCATAAATTCACATCTAGATGAAGATTGGGAAGCTCCACTCCCGATATTTATTTCTAGTAATATCTAATAAATATAGTATGGACATTAACTTAGACAAAATCGCGCAAGAACTATACGGTAAAATCCGTACTAGATTTTCTGACGTTACCTTTGGTGATGAAGAGGGGAAAATACTTAGTCGCGAAGAAGATATACCCAACGCAAGATTCTTTGAGTTTGAATACAAAGATCACGGCGAAGTACTAGGCACAGTTACTATTACACTTAGCCAAAAGAAGGGCGTGTTTGTACAATTAAGCGGAGATCTAGTTGACTCTAGACATCCCAAGGCTTTTAAATTTATACGTTCTTTGAGAGATTTTGCTCGATCAAGATTGTTAAATTATGATGAGATAAATATAGGGAAGAATAATTTAGATAAAAGAGATTATCATTTCCAGACCAAATCCAAGGAAGAACCTATGATGGAAAGTAAAATGTACGGTACTGCTAAGATCAGTTACCAAGACTTAGGCGAGGCAAGGCTTGTAGTCAAACACAGCCAACCTGTTAATACAGATTTAGCCGCAGGACGTACACAACACATCGAAGCAATTTACGTTGAAAACGCTCAAGGTGAACGCTTTAAATATCCTTTCAAACATCTAAGTGGTGCTCGTGCTCTAGCAGAACATTTGAAACACGGCGGAATTCCATACGACAGTATTGGCAAACACATTACAAGTTTATCAGAAGAATTAGCTCAGTTACGTAAATTCAAAGGTTATGTTAGTCGTAATGAAACATTAGCAGAAGCAATGGGCGACATTACAACCAAGGTATTCGAGCGTATTGAACAGGTTAAAAAAGAAGTAGCAAGTCTTTCTCGTAAATCATACTACGAACAATTTGCCGAAGCATTTGAGGATCGTGAAGATCAAATGATTCCAGAAGACATTATGAGTGACTGGATTGATCGACTAACAATTCGCACATTCAATGAAGAATTAAAAACAGCATTTCCATATATTTTTCGACTAGTAGACGAAACATCTATTCCAGTTAAAGGATTGAATCCTGAAGATATTCTTGGTGAAGACGATACAGAGGGTACTCCTCACAGTCATCAAGCTAAGACAACATTAAAGCATTTAAAGAAAGCTAGCTACGGTGATAAGGCAGATGCCGCAAATATCAAACCTGGAACTAAAGGTTTCAAAGATCGTTACGATATATTGAACCGTGCAGAAAAAGAGGGCAATTTAAAAGACAGTTACAATCCAAACTCAGTAGCCGCAACACACGCACGAGATTTAAAAGCTCATCAAAGAGCAGAACTTAAAAAGAAAGCAGAAGCCGGTGACGAGCGTGCAAAAGCAATGTTAAAACACGCTGAAGAACGAGACGAAGCTCGCCGTCAAGAATTTGACGACCGTATGGAGCGCGAAAGTTATGATCCTATGAATGCATTTGAAAACTTCATGGATAGCATAGTAAATGAAGACGACGAATCAGAAGAACGCGATAATTTGTTTAGCGATAACTTAACAGTTCAAAAGCAAGCGATTGATGACCTAAATGGTATCATGGGTGCTGAATTAAAAGTTGGCACAAATGGTGACGATGTTATAGGTAGTTTAACTAACAAGCACATTATTGACGATCCAGAATTTTTAAGTATGTTTAAAGAACTAGATCCAGATTTAGATGCACGAGCAATGATACAACAATATGTATTACAGCGTGACCCAGGACTTGAAAACCAATTAGATTTCAGCGGTGACGGACAAGTTGGCGGTGCAGATACTGCACCAGCACCAGCCCCAGATGCGGCAGCAGGTGCTCCTCCTCCACCAGCCCCAGATGCGGCAGCAGGTGCTCCTCCTCCACCAGCCCCAGATGCGGCAGCAGGTGCTCCTCCTCCACCAGATGCTCCACCGGCACCGGTTGCAGAAGGACAAGATGAAGAACCACCGTTCGACGGTCCTTACACAAAAGCCAAAGGCAATATTACGGATAAAAGCGGTGCTACCCACACTGGACACAGCCAAGCTAAACACTTGGCTAAGTCTGGAATGATCAAAGCAATCCATAATGCTAAGAAAGCAGGTGCAAAACTAGATACTAAATTAGATTTTGGTCATAAAGAAATGACCTTACACGATTGTATTGAAGAGTGCGGAATGAGCCCAGATGATTTTGGATTCGAAAAACAAGAACACGAAGACCCGACACACGAGATCCTGAAATCAATCAGTGGATTTTGGAATCCACAAGAAAAGAACTTTACACTAGGCGGAACACGCACTAAGATCAAAGTATTAAAAGATTTTAAAGATGGAGCATTTCCAGGGGCAGAGCCCGAGCATGTTAAACATGTAATCGACATGATTGAAAAAATGGATCCAAGCAGTGATGTACATCCAGAAATCAATCATATTACACATTTAGCTGGCGTACATCATGAACACGAAATTGACGAAGCTGGGCAAGATGATACTAGAGACTTTAATGCACTAATGCAACAGTTCATGCAAAATCACCAGGGTGCTAATCCAGGAGCATTGCTACAACAATTCCAAAAAGATAATCCAGGAGCAACTGTTACACAAAATCATACAAGTACAGGTACCATAGATGGTAAGCCTGCTAGCTATGATGATGCAATGGCCAAAGCTAAAGGTATGAAATTTAAATTGCCGGCTATGGGTGATGACGATACCGAAGACGAGATGGACTTTTCAAACCCACAGGCTATGTTCCAGAAGTTGCACGGAAAGATGGGCAAAATGGCTGGAAATATGCCCAACCAAACAGTGAGCATGCCTGGCGCTACCATGAATCCAAAAGATATGATGAATGGCATAATGAGTAAGATACCGAAAGGCGCAGGTCAAGGCGGAATGCCGGATATGGGATCAATGATGAAGGGCATGAACATGCCTGGAATGAACGAAGATGCTGAACTAACAGCTATGCTAAAAATTGCAGGATTAAGATAAGGAATTATTATGAAAAAAATGATCAATGAAACAGAATTAAAAAATCGTGTAAACGGTTTACGTGAGTACATGTCTATTGTTGAACAACAAAATGAAGATGCACAGTCAGTTGGCCAGACAATCGGTAATATTGCCGGCACAGTTGGTAACTATGGTAAGCAGGCTGTAAATGCAGTTGGCAATGCCGCCGGTGCAGTTGGCAATGCTGTTAGTAATGCGGCTAGTAGTGCTGTGCAAGGTGTTAAAAACTTTGCTGGTGGTGTAGCGCAAGGTGCTCAACAAGCATACGCCGGCAAACCGGCAGCAGGCGGGCAAGGAGCAACTCCTGCGAAACCAGCGGCGAAACCAGATCCAGCTGTTATGAAAATTCAACAAGACTTAATTGCTAAGGGTGCAAAAATCAAAGCTGACGGTATCATGGGACCTGCTACACAAGCGGCTCAGAAACAGTTTGCGGCGGCAGCACCAGCGGCACCAGCGGCCGCCGCTCAAGGAATGACTGAACCGGATACCCCAGAAAACGATATGTCACAGTTTAATAAAAATGCTGTTGCGGCACCTGCGGCAGCCCCTGCCGCAACTACAATGACAGATGATGACGGCAATACTATGGTAACTAATGCGGCTGGAGTGACTGGCGTATTAGGTCCAGACGGCAAGCCATTACCTAACGGCGGAAAAGCTACACCAGCGGCAGCACCAGCGGCAGCACCAGCGGCAGCACCAGCGGCAGCACCAGCGGCAGCACCAGCGGCAGCCCCTGCGGCAGCCCCTGCGGCGGCTAAGATGGCCGATGGAGGCCCGGCAGCTACTCCGGAACAATTAAAATGGCTCGGCGGCGCTGATAAAACTGATCCGATCATTCTTGCTAGAATGAGAAAGGCAGTCCCTAATGCTCCAGTTAGCGAACATGTAGTATTTGGACAAGAAGAAAGTTTAGCTCGTATTATCCGCCTGGCAAGAGGCTAATTGGCAAAATATACTCACATTTAAGCAAGATTTCTCTTGCTCTGATAAATAAAAGCGTATACAATAACATGTATGCGCTTTTTCTTTAAGTAGATCTTAAAGGAATATAGGCAAATAAAAGCAGAAATGCAAACACAAAGGCTATTAATAGGAGAACTAACATGGCATCTTTAGCAGAAATCAGAGCAAAACTTAAGGCAGCAGAATCGAAAGGTTCAGACAATAACAGAACAGGTGGAGACAATTCCATTTATCCGTTCTGGAATCTAAAAGAAGGCGACGAATCCGTACTGCGATTCTTACCAGATGGTAACGCCGATAACACATTTTTCTGGGTAGAACGTGCAATGATCAAATTGCCATTCGCCGGAATCAAAGGTGAATCAGAAAGCAAACAAACTATCGTTCAAGTGCCATGCGTAGAAATGTATGGCGATACTTGCCCAATCCTATCTGAAGTACGTGCATGGTTTAAAGACCCAGCACTAGAAGATATGGGTCGTAAGTATTGGAAGAAACGTAGTTACATTTTCCAAGGTTTTGTCGTTGAAGACGGCCTGAAGGAAAAAGAAACAGCAACAAATCCAATCCGCCGTTTCATTATTGGCCCTCAAATCTTTACAAGCATTCGTGCCGCTTTGGTAGACCCAGAGTTGGAAGATTTGCCAACTGACTTTGTGCATGGCTTAGACTATCGTATGAAGAAAGGTTCAAAAGGCGGGTATGCTGACTACTCAACTTCAAGCTGGGCACGTCGTGAGCGTCCGCTAAACGATCAAGAACAAGCGGCTATTAAAGAACACGGGCTGTTTAATCTAAATGACTTTTTGCCTAAGAAGCCAAGCGAAGTAGAGCTCAAAGTCATGAAAGAGATGTTTGAAGCTTCAGTTGACGGCGAGCCATATGATATGGAACGTTGGGGACAATACTTCAAACCAGCGGGTATGAGCCAGAACACTGGCGATCCACAAAAGTCAGCAACTCCTAAATCAGCACCTGCTCCGACAGCAAGTGATGATGCACCGTTTGATGTAGATCCTACACCAGCGGTAAAAGCTACTCCTGCTCCGGCACCAAAAGCTGAAGCAAGTGAAGGTGGTGACTCACGTGCCCAAGACATCTTGGCAATGATTCGTAACCGTCAAAAAGCATAAACGGCTTGGGCCTCTGCAATCTAGTTGTACGCCCAGGTTATCTATAATTTAGGAGAAATATATGGCCACAAAGGCGTTCGATTTATCGAAATTTAGAAAAACCTTGACCAAGTCGATCGATGGTCTAGGTGTAGGATTTAACGACCCTACAGATTGGATCAGCACAGGCAATTATGCTTTGAACTATCTCATTAGCGGAGACTTTAACAAAGGTGTACCATTGGGTAAAGTTACTGTTTTTGCTGGAGAATCCGGTGCAGGTAAGAGTTTTATCTGTTCAGGCAATCTAGTACGTAATGCACAAGAACAAGGCATTTATGTTATCTTAATTGATAGCGAAAACGCACTTGATGAAAAATGGCTACACGACTTAGGTGTAGATACAAGCGAAGAAAAACTTCTCAAACTCAATATGGCAATGATCGATGATGTGGCAAAAACCATTCACGAGTTTACTAAAGAGTATAAAGAAATGGCAGATCGTCCTAAGGTCTTATTTGTCATAGACAGCCTAGGTATGTTGCTCACTCCTACTGATATCAATCAGTTTGAAGCGGGGGATCTAAAAGGCGATATGGGTCGTAAACCTAAAGCACTTACAGCACTAGTTCGTAATTGTGTTAACATGTTTGGCAATTTAAATGTAGGTATGGTTTGTACAAATCATACATACGCAAGTCAAGACATGTTTGATCCAGACGACAAAATCTCAGGTGGACAAGGTTTCGTTTATGCTTCTAGTATTGTTGTTGCTATGAAAAAACTTAAACTTAAGACTGATGAAAACGGTACTAAGACCAGCGAAGTGCATGGTATCCGTGCTGCCTGTAAGATTATGAAAACTCGGTATGCAAAGCCTTTTGAGACATTGCAAATTGAAATTCCATATTCAACCGGTATGAGTCCTTACAGCGGTCTAGTTGATTTGTTTGAGAAAGCAGGATTACTTGTACAGCAAGGAAACAGACTAAAGTATGTAGATCCGACTACAGGTGAAGAATTCTTATTCTACCGAAAAGAATGGAAAGATGATAAATTAGATATGATAGTGAAGAATTTTCATATCAAACCTTTAACAACTACTATTCCTGAGGAGACAGAAGAAAATGTTGAATGAAACTCAAGTTGGCGACATATGGTTAATGTTCGTTGAATATATGGATAAGAAGCAATTAGAAACTGTAGCAGAGCGTTATATTGACATGCTGGCAGACTTCGGTGTACCAGACAAGGTGTTGCAAGAAGCAGTTGGCGTTGATGAAATTTTAGATCAAGCAATTGGTTATTATCTAAACGAAGACGAAGTAGAAGAAGACGACGAAGACTACGGTGAATTGGAGTTTTAATGTGGTATAATAAAATAGCCAAGGATATTTCTTATATCCCTGACGCTGTTGAATTCTATAATGCTGAGTTAGACCAAGCAAGATTAGAATGCCGCATCGTCGGAAATATTGAGAAGGCTTCGGCAAGTATGCCAGGCGTTGTTGAACAACGATTTAGCCAACTTCAAGAAATTGAGGCTATTTTAGAATACTTAAACATTGAACTTAGGCGTTTAAAAAGTCAGCATTTTCGAAAATACTTAGAAAACTATCAACGTGCTCTAAGTAGCCGAGATTGCGAAAAATATGTAGAAGGCGAATCAGATGTAGTCGACTTTGAAAAAATTATCAACGAGTTTGCTCTGCTTAGAAACAAATGGTTAGGTATTACCAAAGCCCTCGATCAAAAACAATGGCAACTCACTAACATTGTAAAATTACGTGTTGCAGGAATGGAAGACGCAACGCTATAATCAATTTCACCAAACGGTGACTAATAGGTCTTAAATAATATTGAGGCCTATTTTTTTGTCTAAAAGGTTGATCTATGGAACAAATTAGTGTATACTTACTTTATGATAACTGTTGATAATCTTCTATTACAAATTATAAATTTTTCTAATCCAGCCATTGATACTTTGATTTCAAAACGAGACATAAGAGTATTAAATAGCCTAGCGACGTCGATGACTGGTTATCAGTTCATAACAGAATCGCAATCTAATCTATTATTAAAAATTCTTAAAGATAATAAAGAAAAATTGTCAACTATTGATAACAGTATTTACGAAGTATTAGAATCTCCAACATGGTCTAGACCATTTCGACATATCGAACAAGTGCTAAAATTTAGTATTGTCAAAAATTCCGAAGATGAGTTAGTATTACAGCTAGAAGTAACTGCTTCTGGTAAAATTCGGAAGATTTTGCTGGATGCAACTAAGACGGTTGATAACTTAATACAGTTGTCTCCCGGAAAATACTACCATGCAGACCTAACTGAAAAAAACATTGTAATGTTGACCGACTTGTTGACTCCACTAAACTTTGAAATTTCAGATTCCATAGAAAACCACTACAATACCATAAAATCTTGGTCAGAAACTGAGATCCGTAATCGGATGTTATTGACCAATATTGAATATCCAAACTTTCATAGGGCTATCACAGCCGACCTTGGCATTGAAACAGCACTTGATCAAAACGTCATAAACGATCGAAGTATGCGTTATCAATATTTCACAGAAAATGTGAAAAATCCAGGCGAAAATTTGGTAGAGTATTTGGCTAATAGATCAACTCCTAGAGTGTGGGTTGATCAAAAACAGCATACACTGACTGATGTCATCAAGGCATTGGTACAATTAAAACGACTGCCGCTACTAGTTGTGTTTGATCCAAATGCTACTTCAAAATTCCAAGAAAATATCGAAATTTTGTCGGAAGCGTTGGAAAATAATGGTATTTTTGATCACGTAGGAATTTATTTTCGACTACCAAACGACGACGCTGGCAAAAAATTCAATTCATTTATTTCATCCAAGCAGTACAATTATCCATTAGATGTTGACACAAAAGTTGCTTCATTGTTAGGTGGAAAAATACCGAAATTTTTCCTAAAAAACCCCTGGAAGCCTATGAGTGTTATTGCTGTCGATACACGCATGGGTATGCGACACGGCAAAACTTCAGTGTATACCAATTGCTGTGATTTGATAGTTGAATACGCAGAACAACCCGCACTACTTGAACATAAGATAATTGTAAAATGGCCGTAAAATTAGTAATTCGCGACGAAGTTAATATAAAACTTGAAAACTTACCACTTGATGCTCGTAAGAAGTTAGCCAACGCATTTAAGTATGAGATTCCGTATGCTAGATATCATCCTGCGTTTAAGTTAGGACGTTGGGACGGAATGGTTAGTTTATTTGGGCTCGGTGGTAATGGCTATCTAAGCCAGCTAGAGAAGATTTTAGAGATATTATCTAAACAAGGTATTAATATTGATGATGTTGATGATCAGAGAACAACTCCCCAAATTAATTTTGTACCTGTAACAGAATCCTACTGGGCTGACCAAGGCAAAGTATGGCCAAAGGGGCATCAACAAGAAGGCCAACCTATCATGTTGCGAGATTATCAAGTTGATGCGATTAATACATTTTTAGCCAACACCCAAGCACTGCAAGAAATCGCCACAGGCGCAGGTAAAACTATTACAACTGCAACTTTATCGCAACTTGCAGAAAAATATGGACGTACGATCACAATCGTTCCTAACAAAAGTCTAGTAGAACAAACAGAAGAAGACTTTATTGCAGTTGGGTTAGATGTTGGTGTTTACTACGGAGATCGCAAAGATCTTAACAAGACACACACTATTTGTACATGGCAAAGTCTTAACATTTTAGACAAGAAAAGTAAAAACCACGAACATGAAATTGTCACCTTGGCAGAATTTCTTGATGGAGTACGAACTGTTATTGTTGATGAAGTACACATGGCTAAAGCCGAGGTATTGAAGAATTTACTCACACAAAACTTGTGTAATGCGCCAATTCGTTGGGGGTTGACTGGAACAGTTCCTAAAGAAAAATTCGAATCTGAACAAATTTTTGCAAGCCTTGGGCCAGTTGTTGGAGGTATCAAAGCGCATGAATTGCAGACCATGGGAGTGTTATCCACATGTCACGTGAATGTTGTACAAATGATTGATCTACCAGAATTTAGCAGTTATTCCGACGAATTAAAATATCTTGTTACTGATGATGATCGAATGATTTACATCAGTAAACTTATTAAAAAAGTATCGCTTACAGGCAACACTCTAGTTCTAGTCAATAGAATTGATTCAGGCAAATTTATAATAAACGAATTACCAGAAGCAGTATTTGTATCAGGTGAAGTCAAAACTAAAGATCGTAAAGAAGAATATGACGAAATTAAAACCAGCGATAACAAAATTATTGTTGCGACTTACGGCGTCGCGGCTGTTGGAATTAATATTCCTCGCATCTTTAACATGGTACTGTTGGAGCCTGGCAAATCGTTTGTTAGAGTTATTCAAAGTATAGGCCGTGGTATTCGTAAGGCAGAAGACAAGGATTTTGTCCAAATATGGGACTTAACAAGTACCTGCAAGTATGCAAAACGGCATCTTACAGAAAGAAAGAAATTTTACAAGGACGCTAAGTATCCTTTCACCATTGAAAAGATAGACTGGCAAAAATAAGGAATTATGCAAATATTAACATTAGATAACACAACGTTCTCATTGAACAATTTACCAGATGAGGTGGATGAAAGCACTAGAT